TGAAAATGCGAGTATCAGAAAGGTGGTCGTCGATACGCTCTTGATGGCGACCCTGTCGCGTTTGTGGGCTGCGAGACCGATGCTAAAGAGCTGAGGCATGGTTGCAATCGCCGAAAGGGCGGATGCTATGTAGCCAAGGATTGTGACTCCAGACATTCTTTGACTCTTGCTCGGAGACTTGTTTATGTCATTTTTTCTGAAGAGAAGTTAAACCACAATGTCAGCAGCTCCATTGACGCTCAAGGCGAATGGACCGGACGTTTCCGTGTCGTGTATAGGTGTTGTCGCCGTCAGCAGCGCTGACTCTCAACTCGTCAGCCTCGGTACCCAGGGAGTACAATTGTTCAAAAATCTAGCTCCCAACGCACCGGGGGTCACACTCGGAAGTGAAACCATTCCCTTTGAACGGCTATATATTCGATCGGTCAAAGGGGACGTGGTCTTTGACGGAAAGGTCACATTCAACGGAGACGTGGCGTTCGCCAATCCACCATGGCCTGCCCCACCCGCTGCGTCAGTGTCAACCACCACGACCATGACCACCAAGCTAGTCGGAGCAAATACCGGCACCAATCCCGTTTACATTCCAGTTCAGACGATGAACGAATCGACGGCAAGTAACGCCCTGACTCAATGGGTCATGGCGAATGACTCGGTGACGATGGGTCTGCGGCTCGTTCAAAATGGTCGCACGGCCAACGGGCTTCCCGGCGGCAGCAATGCTGCGTTCATTCACAACGCCACGGGCGATCTCTATGTAGGTGGGGCGTCTAACACACGTGCCATGACGTTCTTTGGAACTGGTCCGCTTGCAAACGCGGTGTGTATCGGTGTGACGCCAGAGAACGCGCCAGCATTGATCACGATGGAGCGTGCCAACTTGTCGTCTTATAAGCTCATTGTCAATGGGGTGGCGTGGTCTACGAGTTGGCGCACCGTATCTGACCGAAATGCAAAGGAGAACGTCGAAAAGATCACGGACGCGCTAGCCAAGGTGAGGAGTCTCAACGGGTACACGTACAATCTCAGGGGCGAACCCGAGGAGAGACGTATGGCGGGTGTCATGGCTCAGGATGTCGAGCGGGTGTTGCCAGAGGCCGTGGATCGCTTTGCGGACGGAGCGTATGCGCTCGACTATAACGGCGTTTTGTCGCTCTTGCTCGAGGCTGTCAAGGAGTTGGACGACCGTATGCACCTAAAGACAATTTCTTGAAATGGACAAAAATGCCGAGATGCTATAAACACTTGCTCATGGCGGCCAATACACATGCGATCAATCGTGGATAAGTCTTTAGTGTACTCTGGTTTGATGTTTGATGGCAATTTTTATCATATCACGAGTAAGAGGATGGCCATTATCGAGTAGAAGTTCAACAGCTTCATATCCACCATAAGAAATGGCAGATGCCATGGCAGAGCTAAACTCACAATCTTTATCATAGCCAAACATTACGTCAGCTCCGTTTTCAATAAGAAGCTTTGCAATATCCAGATGATGGTGTTGAATTGCGCATGAAAGAGGTGGAACACACAAATATTTGTGCCAGTCTGCTTCCATGTTTGGATCTTGTCCAGCTGACAATTGATTTTTTATTGATGAAATATCACCATTACAAATGGCTTGAACAAATAAATTTGTGTGTATAAACGAATCAGACGTTGTTGTCATTTGTGTAACTGACTATTATGTTTTATAGTTTCAAACGCACATCATATATCTACCAGAAGAACGGCGGAGGACTCGCATATAAAGCCATCATAAAAATAAAAATGAGACAAAAGATATGTAATCGTTAACAAAAAGGCAATGGAAACGACGTTCTTCGACCTGCCACTTGATCTTCGAGGAATCATCTACCGTCGTTCTCGGTTCTTGAAGGCTCGTCAGAGGATCGCCGATTTGCTCGGACCTAGGCGGCCCCTATGTATTCCCAAATCGGCGATCGTTTATGTCGAACTTATCATCTCGCCAACCAAACGCATGATCGTCCGGCGGTCGGTCTACGAGAAAGATATCGTCTTCGAGAAAGGGGCCGTCTTCAACTCGGTGGAGGTCGTGGACGAAGGGGGCGTCCACGTCGCCCTGTACGCGAATGAAGAAACCGGTACAGTCACACTCCTCGTAGGGACGCAACGGAGAGACATAGCACATGTCTACCAAAGCGGCAAGGGACACAGCAGTTGGTTATCTACCTACTGGTGGAGACACGACAGTGAAACAAACATGCCGGTGCTCATGAAGTTTGAACATTTCCCGTAGCAAAAGCATGATCGTCCGACGGTCCGTCTATGAGAAAGAGGGGTTTTTCAATATGTGGTGTAATCTTTTTATATTTCTCGATCAATACGAATCGCAAATGCTGAACACATCGTACAAACCATGACATTGTTTTTCAAAGATCCATACGCGTTTGGAAAAGGACATGTAAAACCCGCCAATGAAAATATAGGGAATGAAGTTCAAGACGGCAACTGTGAAAAAATTATTGGCGATCCCTGTGATAGTGAATGGAACAAACGCAACGCGAGTCATACGATCGACGTTGGATAATTTGTGCCCACGGGGCGTTGCGGCGATGCATTCGGACGCGGCTTCTTTTTTCGCAATCTGTCAAGAGCTGGGTCTCAGCAACATACAACTTGAGGATTGCAATGACGTAGAGTATCGTGAGACGCTCGTGAGGCGCTTGTTTCATCTTTTGAACGAGAGATTTTCTTGATTTATATGAAGACATGGGTGATAGCGTAAAGGTGAAACCTTGGGACGAACAATTGTCGTATGAGCTACGCAGACGCAACGCCTACTGCAAAGCCCTCCACGGCAAAGACTATGAATACTTGTTAGATGACGACCCATTCGTCAAGTATCACCCAGATAGCAAGCATATCGAGACTTCGGGCAAGTCACCAGTTCGGGCGTTTAAGGATGACACGGGTTTCCTTTACGACTTTAAGCCCAACAATAAGTGTTCGCAAGTGTCACAAATGCGCGACAAGTTGAGCGTGGACGGACGATACCATCCGCTCGCGTATACATTGGACCAATGCAATCAAGTGCAGGGACACTGGGACCCGACCGCCGTCCATCGAGAAAACAAAGTGTCCAAGGGAGTGTGTTGGACATCTGGTCATGGAAGCTATTGCGCCGCTCAGATGGACCCGAGGGCTCTATCGTCTCGTAACGAGCTCCTTTTGGAATCGAGTGAGAAAAAGTGCAAGACGTCACTAGACGGCAACGTGTGCAAGTGGTCTGGGAACGATTGTTTGCCCGTCGGAGAGGATCGCGTCCCGAGTGCAAAGGTGCGTCAAGAGGGCATTCCTGACGAGATGCCATTCGACCTGCGCATGGGCATGGAACGTTTCTTGTACAAATGGTACAATCTAGACGGGGAGAGAGCATACCACAATCTCTTTAAAACACAACCACCCAAGACCTTTTCGTTGTCTCCCGCCAAAGGTGAGACAAACCGGTGCGTCAGCAAGCTCGGTCCCTCTGACATCATCGACCCGTCAAACGTGACGCCGTCGATCGTCCAGTCGATCGTCAATGTCGCGATGAAAAATATGGCGAAATATCCCGAGTCCACCAACCGAGGGATCCTAGCATGGCATTCGACCGGGTCGGGAAAAACCTGTACCGGAACAGGGGTCATCGAGGCGTTTTGGGATGGTGTGACGGAATTGGAATTGGGTGGCGGTGTGACGACTACGGTACCCAAGGACATTATCTTTGCTTCATCATTGTCGGGCTTGGCAGCCAATTCTGAAAAAGCGTTCGCTGCGTGCGCAAGACGCTTCTACGACCGTTTTAAGACCCCTAAATTTGCGCCCCCCAAAAGCGGATCGGACGCCGAGCGAGCCAACGTTGTGTTGGAAAAAGTGGTGGCCGCTATGAAGAGCCGTAATGTGCGATTCTTATCGTTTGCCAAGCTCAGCAACCGTATCGACAAAACGGAGGAGTTCAAAGCAAGAAATATGTATCCCGAGTGGTACGACCCAAGTACTCAACGTGGTGGTGCAGCGAAAAAGGGTCGGCGCAAGTCTCAAGATGAAGACGATGACGATGACGAAGAGGAGACTCCGAAAGCGAAACGCAAGCCTGTTGCGAGAAAAGGTCTTCGAAAATCCCAAGATGAAGACGAAGACGATGAGGAAGAGGAGACTCCGAAAGCAAAACGCAAGCCTGTTGCGAAAAAGGGTCGTCGAAAGTCCCAAGATGATGAAGACGAAGACGATGACGAAGATGAGACTCCGAAAGCGAAACGCAAGCCTGCTGCCAAAAAGGGTCGAAGAAAGTCCCGAGATGAGGAGGAAGAGGAAGAAGACGATGACGATTTTATCGTACCGAATAAGAAGGCCAAGAAGCGCGGTGCGGCACCCGACTTTGTCTCGGTCCCGAGGGACAAGTGGGTGGACCTCGACAATACGATTTTGATCATCGACGAGGTTCAAGACATTTTCAAGCCCATCTCTGGGCAAGGCGAGCGCTACGACAACCTCAAGAAGCATCTGACCGATATAAGTGCCCACCCTACACTCAAGGTGGTCGTGCTGACTGCCACGCCCGGGGACTCGGTCGATGACGTCCTCAATTTGTTAAACATGGTTCGGCATGCCGATGCACCCAAGATTACGGCTCCCAAAGACTACGACGACGCCGAGGAACGCCGGCGTTTTAGCGAGAGCGTGCGTGGACTCGTGTCGTTCTTGGACATGAACCATGACACGACCAAATTTCCCGCAGTAGAGGACCCACGTCGACCGACAGAGTATCCCATGAGCTCTCAACAATTCGAGGAATACGCCAAGGCGTACATGGACGTGATGAAATTTGCGGGCAAGGACGAAGCAAACGACCCGAAGAATTGGGATGCTCTCGTCGCCCACAACAAGGCCGACAAGTACTGGGAAAAGGCGCGCAAGTTCGCCAACAGTATGGCCAAGTTCGAGGAGGATATGGGATTGTTTTCTAGCAAGTTGCCTGCACTAGTCGACAAGATCCAGGAACATCCACAAGAGAAACACTACGTCTATAGCAGCTTTGCCACTCGGGCTCGTGGCGGTGACAATGAAGGCGTCCATGGCATCTATGCTGTCGCCGATGCGCTCGCAGCGATGGGCTATAAACACTTTACGCTCAAACAGGCCCAAAAGTTCATGGCCGCACGCACCGAGGACCCGGACGTCAAGATGAAGCCTGCAAAACGGTTTTTATTGGTCACGCAAAAAGACGTCGGAGCGCCGACGTCCTCCAACCAATCGCAAAAGGCCCAAATGCAGGCCGCCAACAACTTGAAGGTGCTCGTGGATCTTTACAACAGCCACGACAATCGTAACGGTGAACTCGTCCAAGTCATGTTGGCGAGCGACGGCTATAACCAAGGTGTCGACCTGCAGGCCGTGCGTCACATCCACATCTTTGAGCCGCTTTTAAAGTTGTTGAGCGACAAGCAGACGATCGGGCGTGCCGCACGGCATTGTTCGCACGCCGACCTGAACATGGCCAAGGGCGAGTGGACGGTCAAGATCCACCGATATGCGATGGGTTTGCCCGAGATCATGCTTCCGATTCAAGTAAAAAAGGGCAAGGGGAAAAAGGCGCAAGAAGGTTACGCGTCTGTCGACAACATCGATCTGAAGGTGTTTAAAGAGGCCAAGGAGCGCGGGAAAGAGTTGTTCTTGATGTACACATGGATTCAAGAGGCCGCGATCGACTGTCGCGTGCTATATCGATTTCACAAGAAGAACGACGAGGCATACGGTCACCTCAAATGTTTCGACTTTGCGATCTCGCCACAAGAGGAGGCGCATCGAAAAGGGTTGAAGGTGAAACGTGATGCCATGGCGATAAAACGAAAGGAGGATCTTGACCGACTTCTCAAAGATATTATCGATCAAAATATGAAACGTCAAAAGGTGGAGCTCGACAAGGAAAACCTGATGATGGAGAAATTCGTCCAGCGAATCCAAGAGCGACGTGTAGAGATGGAGAAAGCCCTCGAGGAGAAAAAACGCGAGCTCGAGGAGCAACAAAAGGCCGCGTTGAAAGAATGGGAAGCGCTCATCGATAGACAAAAACGCGCGACGAGTGATCTCCACGACGCCAACGTCACAGTCACAGAGTTAAAGCGATCGATAAAGACGTCCACGAACAAAATCGAGCATATGAAAGCAACTTATAAAAATAACATTTCGGTCTATGGTGGGCCAGCGCAAGAGAAGCTTTACACACAAGAGCAAGCAAACATTATAAAGTATAGGGGAATTCTAGACAGTGAACTCGATTTACTCGACGAGGCTCAAAGTAAACTCGATCACGTGAATAAAAAGATTGAAGCACACAAGCGAAAGTATCCCGATTTCCAGCCTCCCAAAGCGCCTATGCGCGGCCACAAACGTATAACGACACATTAGACACAACCCCCGTCAACAATGTCTCTCTATATCCTTCGAGCGCATTGTACGCCTCGTACATCTGTAGTCCCAACAACGCCTTTCGCGTCTCCTCCACAAAGTTGACCGTGCGCAACACGACACGCACAAAGACGCCCAAGCTATGCATTCCCATGTATCCCGTTATTTTTCGTACATCATGCGTGTCCAACCAAGCGCGCATCACCGCTGCCGTCTCCCAATGATAGATCGTTTCCGATTCATGTGACATACGCTCTGTTTCGTCGCCCAAGGCATCGGGAAAGAGGTAGGTCGGTAACTTTTTGTTTGCTCCGGGCACTAGACGCACGGGCTCGGTGAATCCTGCGAGCCATGTGACAATGTCTTTGAGGTCGGCGCCATCGGCGAGAAATCCATCGTGTGTGATGGATCCCCGCACAAGAGGACAACCCTCCACCATACCCGAACACACGAGACCCTTTGGTGTCAATGCCGCACTCTCCTCGAGCATTCCAGCTCTTGATAGCCATTCGCGTAAGCCCGTGACCCTAGTCCCAACGTCGGATTGCAATGCGTCGATCTCGCGCTCGAGAGCTTGTCGTTCCGATGCGATCTTGACCTTGGTTTCAAAGTCCACGCCATGCTTCTCCACGATCTTTTTGGCCTTGTTTTGTGCATCTTTGTATTGTTTAGGTGTTAATTTGATAAATCCGGTGCGTTGCTCCATGCGCCGCTTGAGCTCCAAGTACTCGGTTACGTCGCGTGAAACCTCGGCATCCACCACAGGAAGTGCGTCTAACCGCACCCTCAATGCGATGACTGCACCCGTGTTTTGATGATGCAACAGGGTCCGGTCGAGATCCTTTTCGGCCTCGAGACCCGTACGCCTTACCTGTCGCAAGACTGTCGGTGCGTCCAACTTGAGTTGCGATTGTGCGGAAGGCATCGGCCCGCAAAGAATGCCGTGCAACTCGGCGGCACTGAGCGTCGAGTCATCGTTCATCGGGTAGTATACGACGAACCCTTGTGTGTCCATGCCGCGACGCCCTGCCCGTCCTGCCATCTGCCAAAACTCGTCCGGACGTAGAGACCGCGTCTGTCCGTCGCCAGTCGGCTTGTCGAGTTGTGTAAACACGACGGTGCGAGCGGGCATATTGAGACCGACACCCAACGTCTCGGTCGCAAACACCACTTTAAGGAGCTTGCGTTGAAAGAGGAGTTCGACGTACTCGCGGAGAACGGGCAACATACCGGCGTGATGGTAGCCGACACCATTGTCGAGCAGCTCCATGAAATCGGGAAAGCCCGGGACGGCCTCTAGTTGAGCCTTGTGTGGCACCAAGTGCTTTTGGTACATTTGGTTTTGACGCCTACGCACGTCTTGAGCGACTTCTTGATGTTGCTCCATCTGCCACGCATAGTCGTATTCACATTGGTCTTTGGCTTTCACGGGTCGCGAGGAGATGAGAAGGTTACGTGCGATGCTGTGCGCGCTCTGCATGCACTTGTCACGGCTCATCATGAACACGATGGCGGGCAACTTGTCGTCGCGTTCGAGTGCGCTGACGATATCGACCACTTTGGCAGGTCCCGGGGCTTGATGTAGACGCTTGATGTAGTAATCATAGTCGGCCGTGTTGATCGTCTTGACGGGGTCGGTGGTTGAGTGTAATGGGCGGAACTGACCGGAATAGAGGCCAAAGTGCAGCGGTACGTGGCGGTCATGACGTTGGACGACGCGTGTGGGGTTGCGGCGCGATAGCCATTCGCAAAAGCGTTCGGGATGCCTCAACGTGGCGGAGAGTGCGATGATTTGGACGTGTTTGGGCATGAGCATGAGTGCCTTTTCCCACGACGCACCACGATCGGGGTCGTTGATGTAGTGAACCTCGTCCATGACCACGATCGAAACGTCTTTGAGGTCTGGGTCGTCCTCGCCGATCTCGAGTTTGTTTGACAGGATTTCGTTGGTCATGATGAGCAATTCGGGACGGCCGTCTCCACCGGGTGGCGTCGCACGACTCTGGATGTCCCCGGTCAACAACGTGACGCGTCGCTCATCACCCGTGATTCGGCCGAGCCATTCGCTAAACTCGGCGTATTTCTGGTTGGACAAGGCCTTGATGGGCGACGTGAACACGGCTCGCTTGCCGGCGTCGAATGCACGCAACACCACGCCCAACATGGCCAACACCGTCTTGCCCGAGCCGGTGGGCGCCATACCCAACAGATCTTCGCCGGATAACACGACTTGGAGCGCACGTTGTTGAAAGTCGTCGAGTGGGTAGCCCAGAAGCTCGCGCATACGCTCGGTGGCCTCGCTTGGGTCACGTGCGAGACCCACAGGTGCCGTTGTTGTGTGACGTGGAGCTTGCTTCATTGGCTCGTAGAGGGCCGTGCCTTTGACGTTTTCGAGAAGGCGCAAGCGCAAATGCGCACGACCATCCTTTAGCACGCCGTGCAACTCGACCTCGTGTTTACCCGACTCTTTGAGCACATCAGAAATCGGCTCGGCGAAGAATGCGTCCCATAAGGGAATATGCAACCTCTTGCCGTCGTAGTCCAAGGTGACGACGTGACTGCCCTCGGCCAGGTAAGTCTCTACGACAAGGACTATAGGCTCGGCCATGCATGCATAGGCAATGTATGCGACCGTGTCTCGGTAATGATACTGT